CAAAAAGCTCCAGAGAAAAGGTGTCAAGATTGGAGTTTGCCGCATCGTTTTCGTCGATGCCTTTTTGCAGCTCATTCAAGTCCTTATAGATATCCCTGTGGAACTTATTCCTGTAGAGGCGAGGAATGGCGGCAGAGGCGCGAAACTGCACCTCCTTGCCGTCAACCTCGATAGTTTTTGTAACAGCCATATTGCGCCTCCTTACTCACCGGTAGCCGGTGTTGCAGACGGCTCATATACCGAGTCATACCAAGCGGTGTAGATTGCCTCCGTGGTATTGGTGCCGGTCTTGACCTTCACGATACCGGAAGGAAGCGGAGATGCCGTAAGTGAGAGCGTCTCGGTCTGCACCTCAGTAGAGTCCTCTTTGGTGCTGCCGGTAACGGAGGGACGGGTCGCGCTGCAGTAATACATGCAGTGGCGGATCTTCCTCTGGTCGCCGGAAAACTCAAAGAGCAGTGCGAAGTGCTCCGGCTCCACATCCTTGTTCTCCACGATGACGCCATTGGCATCCTCGGTCTCGTGCATGACATCTGTAAGAAAGCTCTCCGGAATCAGCGCCAGCTCAAAGTCGCCGGAATATCCGTTGTTGTTGGAGACCATGTAATATACGGAGTCATCCGCATAGAACGGTTCATTATCGCCCTCCGCGTCAAGTGAGAGGGAGACTGCGCCGGGCATCGCCACAGGTTTTGCAAAAGTGACGGTACCGTCCTCGCCAAGCGTAGCAATAGCATAGTGGCAGTTCTTCAGGCCAAATTTGACCTTATTCTTCTTGTTAGCCATAGTTTATCCTCCTATAATCTGTGTTTGATATAAGACCTCGTACAGCTTCTCCGACTCGATCCACACCTCTGATTTCTCATAAGGCAGGTCGTGTGCGATTAAGATGTCCTCGATATGTGTTTCTGTCTCCGGATCTTTTGCGTCCGTGTATAATTCGATGTTCAGCTCATCAATCTTCTGGAACACCGTGTCATCCGCGAACATATTGTCAGAGCCCGGATATAGAAAAACGAGGAAGGGCGGGTCTGGCGACTCACCTTCGGCAAAGTGGTCGTAGGCGAGCGGTAGCCCGGCTTCCTCTAACATGGTGATTACTTCGTCGTATGTCATATCAGCCGCCTTTCAGTTTCTGTTCGATGGTCTTTACGAGCTTTTCGTTTCCGCGCTCCTCAGCGGCAGCAATATGAGGCTGCGCCGGTGTGCGGCCTCCGCCTCGCTTGGCGTGGCCATGCTCCAAGAGGTGCGCCAGCTGGTAGCGGTTCCTTGAATGCACCACAAGGTCAATGCTCTCTGCACTCTCATGGACGTTTTTGACTGACCAGCTTTTCTTGTATTTGCCAGTGTCAACCGGAGCGCCTGCCTGTATATCCTTGCGAACAGAAGTAGCAGTTTCCTTGACAGCGGCCTTCAGCTCGTCTGCAGCAAGGGCGGCATATTTTTCGAGTTCCTCCATAATGGCATCACTCATCTGATCGATTGATACATTCTGGCTCATGATTTTTTCTCCAGCTCACAGTTAAATTTCAGGCTGTTATGCTTATAGCCCATCGGATTCACATAGGTGATGTTGTAGGTGTGACATTCCGCGATGATCCGGTATTTTGTCGATTCCACAGCCGCAAGCTCAGAGCAGTAGCGGCAGGTGAATGCGAGGGACTCTTCAGCGCGGATAACCACACCCGTGCTTTCAGAGCCTGTTCCTGTGCCTGTCATCGTGGTATTAGAGCCTACAGTCGCCCAGCAGGAGAAGTAGTCCGTCCAGCCGGTCTTGTGGTTTCCGTATTTATCCACGGTGACCGCGTTTTTCTGAAAGGTGACGCGCACCCGCATAGCCGCTATGTTCATCAGAAGCCCTCCTTCCGGGTGCCGAAGAGAAGATCGCGGAGTGTCATGTTTAACGCATGATGATCAGCTTCCTCTCTGTGCTCGTACAGATAGGCTACGGTGTAAAGTATGGCCACACGAATACGGATCAGTGCTTTTTCTTCATTTGCCATGAACTCATCATCCGTCTGCCTTGTGATGTCCTGCACCTGCTTGGTGGCGGCAGCAATCAGGCTTTCAATGAGCTCATCCTCATCGGAAGATGTGACGCGGAGATATACCTTTGTTTCTTCCAGTGTGATTTCCATGTCCGCCTCCTTAAGCAAAGCTGCCCGCAGAGAAAACATCCCTGCGGACAGCGGTCAATTTGTTATGATCACGCACCTTTGACAGCGAGTCCTTTTACAGCCTCCGGAAGGATGAGCTTGCCGTCCACACGCTCAGAAGCGAGGAAGCCGATCTGGCCATTCGCTGCATAGAGCTCGGACAGACGCTTGAAGGAGCGTCCCTGACGGTCAGCGATCCAGTAATAGCTGAAGTCGCCGAAAAGAATCGGCACATTTCCTGCAGCAAGCTCAGGCGCGTAGATGGATGTACGGTAAGGACGGTTCAGGATCGTGTCCGGCTGCCCGACAACAACAGAGGGCTGCCAGATAAAGTTTCCGGTATTGTCCTTGATCTTGCGCAGTGCCTTGATCGTAGTGTCGTTGAGAATCCAGATGGCCTTGTTCCTATAAACGCTGCGGAGGCTATGGAACAGATCCATAATGTCCTCGAAGCTGATCTTAGAGGCGTCATTGATCGTGGTAAGCGCATCAGTGGTTGCTGCCACTTTGGTGAATACGCCTTCGGGCTTCTTACTTCCGTCGCCGGTCAGGAAAGCCTCCTCCTCTGCAGCACCGATCCTGCGGGCAAACTCTGCGGAGATATAGTTTTCGAGGTCAAAGACGGAATCGTTCATCAGCTCCTCGGAAACTTTGATCGCAGTGCCCAGCTTATATGCGGACAGGCTGATCTGATCGAAGGTATCGTCGGATTCCGGATACAGGCCGTTTTCTTCCATCCAAGATGCAGTACCATGAGAGGCGACAACCGGGATGGTGTGAGTGCCGGACTGGGTCTGGATAACAGTGGCGAGAGAGCGGAAGAAGTTCTCATCCGTCAGGGCGTCGATCAGGCGCTTCTCATATTCGTCAGGGACAAGGTAGCCGCCATTAGCGTCTGTGCCGACCTCCAGTACGTTCTGGACATCGTAGTAATTGCGCTTGCGGATGTTGTCCCAGAAGGCCTTCTTGTAGGCAGCGGATGCTCTGCCGGGTTTATCCTCCGGTTCATCCTTTGCGCCGGGCTTTCCAGTGAGCGGAGTGGAGGTTGGAGCGCTCATCATCTTATCGATCTGCTCCTGACGCTGCAGGCGCTCGATATCCTTGGTGAGGTCGGTGACTTCCTTTTCCATCTTGTCGTAGGTTGCGGCATCCTCCGCAGAGACCATGCCGCCATTCTGGGAGTGGGTGTTGAGAAACGCCTTAGCCGCTTCCCATGCCTTCGCTCTCTTTTCCATGAGTTCCATAATCTGAGTCATAATTTAAATCCTCCTTTAATGTGCGAGAAGCGAAAGGCGCTTCTCAAGATCGGTTACTGGTACCATGTTTTTATTTGCCTCCGGCTTCTTCTTAGGGATCAGCTGGGAAAGCAGTGAATCTGTGACCGCCTTGCGGGAGAAAAGCATCGGTGCGTCCGTTTCATCCTCCGGAGTAGGCTTCTCGCCGTCCTTAAAGAGAATCTCATCCGCAAAGCCGAGCTTTACAGCTTCCTTGGCGTTCATCCATGTCTCGGCATCCATGAGCTGGGAAATCTTGTGGCGGGAAAGCCCGGACTTGATTTCGTAGGCGTTCATAATGGATTCCTTGACTTCGTTTAACATGTCGATGGCCTTCTGCATCTCCTCGGTATCACCGATGGCGATGGTCGCAGGGTTGTGTACCATCATCATGGACACGGGGCTCATGCAGACTTTTGTACCGGCCATAGCGATGACGGATGCCGCCGAAGCAGCAAGGGCGTCGATCTTGACCGTCACATCGTGCGGGTAGTCCATCAGCATGTTGTAGATCTGCGCAGCAGCAAAAACATCACCGCCCGGAGAGTTGATCCAGAGGGTGATGTTTCCATCGCCTGCATGCAGTTCATCGCTAAATAGCTTGGGTGTTACTTCGTCGCCGAACCATGTCTCATCGGAAATTTCCCCGTCGAGGTAGAGTGTTCGGTCGGAGCCAAAGCTGTCCGGCTCCTCGTTTCGCACCCAGTTCCAAAACTTTCTGGTCATAGTGCCTCCTTCTTTCTGAACCGGGTGCGCCCGTCTTCGGGTTCCGGCTCTGTTTGTGTTTCCTTCGTTTCATCTGGCTCCTCCTGAGCTGGTGCCGAGGCTGCGAAAATGCCTGCATCCTTGAGCTTTGTCATGTTTCCGTTGATGAGATATAGATCGCCGCCTTCCTCCTCCGGGATACGGTCGAGGTTTTCGAGCTCCCTGATATCGTTAGCGGACATCCAGCCGTTCTGGCGTCCGGTCGCATAGCCATTCATGCGGCTCTGGTAATCGCCACGCAGCAGGCCGTCCACATTGAACTTGAAGAAGTAGTCTTTCTTCTCATCCGGTGAGAGCAGGGCACGCTGCATCGACTGTTCCCATCGGCATACCCACGGGTCGAGCGTGTATTTCACGAATTCCAGCGATTGCTGCTCAATGTTTGAGAAGCTTGATTTCTCAAGGTCGCCGATCATGTGAGGCGGGATGCGGAAGATACGGGCAATCTCGTTGATCTGGAACTTTCGCGTCTCTAAAAACTGCGCCTGCTCCGGTGAGATGGAGATAGGCGTGTATTTCATGCCTTCCTCCAGCACAGCCACCTTATTGGCATTGGAGCTGCCGCCGAAGGCCGAGTTCCAGCTTTCCCTTACGCGCTCCGGGTCTTTTACCACACCGGGATGCTCTAAGATGCCTCCGGGCGTCGCACCGTTCGCAAAAAACTTAGCGCCGTATTCCTCACAGGCAATTGCCATGCCGATGGCGTTCTTGGCCATTGCAATTGGGCTGTAGCCTACGAGGCCGTCAAAACCGAGACCGGGAACATGCAGCACGTCGGATGGCTGGAGCCTTACGCGGCTGCCATTCATCGTGTGCGCTTCATCCTGTGAGGTCTGATATTCGTAATAAAGCTCTCCGTTTTCATCACGGTTGACTGACATACGATTTGGCATCAAGGGATAGAGCGCGACCACTTCACCTTTGCCGTTTCGGATAATCTGCGCGTAGGCGTTTCCCCAAAGGAGAAGGTGCGTCATCAGTGTTTCCCGGAATACAAAGGATGTCATTTCCGGATTCGGCTCATCGTGAAGCAGGAAGTAGAGCGGATGATTTGTCGCTTTTTCCTTGCTGCCGCCTTCGCCATATCGGTATAGGTGGATCGGCAGGCCTGCAATCGCCTCGGATAGAATCCTCACGCAGGAGTAGACTGCCGTCATCTGCATGGCAGAGCGTTCCGTCACGGCTTTACCGGAGGTAGTGCCGCCGAAGAAGAAGCGGTAGGAGCTTCCGGTCGTTGCATTGGTAGGCTTATCTCTCGAACGAAACAGTCCTGAAAATATGCTCATGTTGATCACCTGCCTTTCAGATAAACAAAATGCCTCTGTCGTCATAGACAGAAGCGACGTTGTCGTTGCCGCAGCGGATCGCACGGTCAAGCGCCATGATGGTGGCGATGGCTCCGTCGATCTTTTCTGTAGATTTTTCTTTGTCCGCCTTGATGTTTCCAGCTGGGTCAGTACGGATGAAGATGTTATCCATATTCCAGCGGAGCACCGGGTGGCCGCCGTGGGCGAGTTTCTTTTCCAGTGTCAGCTTCATGAGCTCTTTTGTGGGCGGGCTCATGTCCTTAAAGCCCTGTCCGAAGGGCACGACGGTAAAGCCCATGTTCTCCAAGTTCTGTACCATCTGGACGGCTCCCCAGCGGTCGAAGGCAATCTCGCGGATATTGAAGCGTTCGCCGAGGCGCTCGATGAATTTCTCGATGTAGCCGTAGTGGATGACATTTCCTTCCGTGGTCTGCAGCATGCCTTCCTTCTCCCAAGTGTCGTAGGGCACATGGTCGCGCCTCACACGCAGGTCAAGCGTATCCTCCGGCACCCAGAAGTACGGGAGGATCACATACTTGTCGTCCTCATCCCTTGGCGGGAATACCAGCACGAAGGACGTGATATCCGTAGTGGAGGACAGGTCAAGTCCGCCGTAGCAGACACGGCCTTCGAGGTCGTCTTCGTTCACGGGAAAAGCGCAGGCGTCCCACTTATCCATTGGCATCCAGCGGACGGCCTGCTTTACCCATTGATTGAGGCGCAGCTGCCTGAAGGAATTTTCCTCGCCGGGATTTTGCTTTGCCGACTCGCAGGCGGCTTCCACCTTGTCGATACCGACTGTGATACCCAGAGACGGATTTGCCTTTTTCCACACCTCCGGATCAGTCCAATCCTCGTCAGGCTCCGCGCCGTAAATGACCGGATAGAAGGTTGGATCGACCTTCCTGCCGTCGAGGATGTCCTGTGCTTTCTGGTGAACTTCATAGCAAATGGTGTTTGTATCATTTCCGGCAGTAGTAATCAGGAAATACAGCGGCTGCATTCTGGCATCGCCGGAGCCCTTGGTCATGACATCAAAGAGCTTTCGGTTCGGCTGGGTGTGCAGCTCGTCAAAGACCACGCCGTGGATGTTAAAACCGTGCTTAGAATAGGCTTCAGCGGAGAGCACCTGATAGAAACTGTTTGTCGGCTCGTAGATGATCCGCTTCTGGGAGACCAGTATCTTCACGCGCCGGTTCAGCGCCGGGCACATCCTCACCATATCCGCAGCGACATCAAAAACGATGGTGGCCTGTTGTCTGTCGGCAGCGCAGCCGTATACCTCGGCGCGTTCCTCACCATCGCCGCAACAAAGAAGCAGGGCGACCGCAGCGGCCAGCTCTGACTTGCCCATCTTCTTCGGGATTTCGATATAGGCCGTATTGAATTGCCGGTAGCCGTTGGGTTTTAGGACACCGAACAGGTCGCGGATGATCCGTTCCTGCCAGTCAATGAGCTCGAAGGGCTTTCCTGCCCACGTTCCCTTGGTGTGGGTGAGTTGTTCGATGAACATCACGGCGAAGTCCGCCATCTGCTTGCTGTAGTGAGAAGTCTCTGCCATGAAGCGGGTCGGCTTATAGTTTTTCAGTTTTCGCATTGGCAAGGGTGCCGCCTCCTTTCAGGGCAAAATAAAAGACCGCCAGCCGACGTGTTCGGCATGCGATCCGGTATCAGTACGAGAGAAAGAGCCCTGCGGTTCAGTCTCCCGGAATATTCGTATTCAGGGTTTGCTTTTTAGTTGTAGTTCTCCAGCAGGATGCAAAGCGCCATCTCTGCTTCTTTGCAGGTGGGGTGGATGTCCCAGCCTCTGTCATAGTTGCATACGGTCTCGTCACCGATGCGGATCATCAGCTTGCTGATTTTGCCGCCGTTGATCCCGTAATCCTCGCTGGGTTCCTCGTAGTGCTTTACCCAGTAGTGGCACTTGGTGTATTTCTCTTTATCCTTGGCATCCGGGATGCCGATCACGCCTTCGCTCCACATGTCCTTATGCCTCCTTTACCGTCATCTTAAAGGCCGGGATGAGCGCGTGCTCGTCGCTGCCAAAGTGGGTGTAGCGTTCCTTGATTTTTACAATCCCGTCCAGCGTGCAGCCGAGCTCCTCGAACTTGGCGATGGTGAGGATCAGGCTTGAGAAGGTGGAGCTTATTGTAAATTCCTTCACTCCCAGCTTCCTGCAGTCTGCGAGAATCGTCTCGATGTCGTCGTCCCAAATGACCTCGGCGAAGTTCGGGAGGTCGTTTCCGGCTTCCTTGCTGTAAAGGTAGGCTTGTCCCAGTGTCCACTGGCATCCGATTTCTTCCCAGCGCATTCCGGGCTTCGCGTTTTCTATGGCTTCGATTGTGTACTTCATGGTGGTTCCTCCTTGTGGTTGTTTTCCCTTTTGGTATG